TTGTCATTGATGACGGTGAACCCCGGCCCTCTGTTTTTCCAGGCGGAAACATAGTCCTCAAAGTCACCGACACCCGATATCCAGGCATCGCGTTCAACGACGTTGTGCTGAAGGATATCATATGCGTGCTGCTTTTCAAACGTGACTATCTTCATTCGTTCACCGTTACCCTCGGAATAATCCCGATAATTGTCATTGGTAAAGGTTGATCCTGAACTATTGATATTGTTGCTTCATTTCCCCAGTCGCCTGGAAACTCAAAATCCACATCGCCTGTAAACAGGGTGGGCTGTATTCCGGTTCCGAACGGTATTGATTTCAGAGTGTCCGTGTCCGGTCCTGCTTTGCCGCCACGGGACTCAAAGAACGCAACCGTCAACCCATGAATTTTCTGCTTCTTGCCGCGGGCCGACCCTATCTGGCTGCCTGCATGGAGTTTCATTGGTTCCAGAGTTGCCGTATATGGCAACCCTGCATGAACCTTATTGGCGTAATAATCGAGAGTTATTGAACCTGTCGCCACGGTTTCACGGGGATGCACGGCACCGTCCGCAAGAATATCCAACTCCTCACCTTCAAGGTGTGTTAAGGTCGAGAATGTCTTCTGCACGACTTCCACAGTGCCGCCGGAAACGTAGGTGTCAAAGTCCGTGCTGTCGATTGCCGATGTGTCGTCTTCCGTCCACACCGTGATATCGTTGGTTGCGACCGTGTGTGCCGTAACGATATGCTCGTCAAGCCATGTGCCTGTTCCTGAAAACTTGAGCTTTTCATTTCCGGTCAGGCCGTGGCCGGCAGCCAGGGCCGCTATACACGGGTCTGTAAGAGATATGGATGTCACGGATATCGCGGCACCTCCGTCGTATGACAGCCCTGAATGGACAAAAAAGCAGTCCTCAATTACGGAATAGAAGCTGATCGGCTTGAAATATTCTATATACCTGACGGTCGAGCCGTCAATCGTTCGGTTTACCGTCACCCATGTCTGATCTTCTTCATCGTCGTTGCTAATGACCGCCACGGACTCGAATAACCCTTCCGTAACGATCCTGAACCATGCGTACACGTTCTCCTGTGTTTCGTATGTCATGCCCAGGAGCTGGCCGTCATTGCGTACAGCCCAGAGAATCGGCAGTGGTTCTTTTTGGAAGTCCATGTCGGATATTCCGGACACGGCTTCCGTTTCACCCAGAGTAATGTGTTTTGCTATCCGGGTGCGATCTATCGGAATGTGCTTTTCAGTTTCCCACGAATAGCCGAGTTGATGCACGGTCCTGCCTGATCGTGTTACCCATAGAAGAGCGTCGGCAACCATTTCAGGATCCAGGTTCTTTGACCCGAAATTTATAGCTTTTTCAGCCGACAGGTTGGTTGACGATATCGGATCACCGGATGCTGACGAACTGATCTTCCATATTCCGCCGGACGTGCCGACAACAAGGAATTTCAAGGCAAGCATCCAATAAACCCGATCCACGCGATCTGATACCAGCGTATATTCTATGCCTGCCGAGTCATCGTTTGCGTCCAGGGTATAAACGTCGTAATCCGCCGATGCGCTCATGTTGATCTTTTGCGGGTCGTTGTTCGTACCTCCCATAGTCAGGCGCTGCTCAATGAACGTGCCGCATGATGGGTTGTTGTCGTCCGTGCCGTATATGGTTTCCTGCGAAGTCCCCCCTGATGTGTAAGCTGTATAAGCCGTTGAATTGATTCCTGATAGTTGAAATGTTCCTATCGTGTATTCCTGGGCAGACCCAGCTGCACCGTAGGCGTTGTAATTGGTCGAATCGATACCGACAAGCTGAAAGGTTCCACCGGCCCCGGTGCCGACCGCGGCGACCTTGTAATATCCTTCGTTGAGTTCCGTCATGCCCTCAACGTCTTTAATGTAAACCCAGTCATCGTTTGCCAGTGTAGCGGGAACTGACGTACAGGTTACAACGGCGGGGTTGGCGTTCGTTATGCCCGTGATAGCCATCTCGGCACCCGTCTTGACCGAGTTGACTACGGACGCGACTGTAAAGTAGAGGTTGTTCACTTCCGTCATGCCGACCACGGAAGCGATGTAAACGGTATCACCAGATTCCAGGGTTGACGGCACAGGCGCTGCGGACACCACGGCAGTTGCGGCCTGTGAGATATTTGTAATATTCATTTCTATGCCGGTCTTGCAGACCTGATCCGTAAGCGTCCATGCGGTATGCCCTGTCCGTGTGAGTTGTTTGGGAGGGTATGACGGGTGAAATATGAACATGACATCTGCGGACTGCGTGAACTTCAGATCCATGATATCCGCTTCCTGGTACGGTGTCACGATCTCGTAGGCAAGGTCTGTGGCTCCCCCTGAAACCACCCAATACCCGGCGACGAGGTCGGTGGCGAACGTCCCGGCGGTATGAGCCACAAGGCAACGGTAATAACTTCCGGCTTGAGTGACAAGGTCTCCTATGGCATACACCGTCAGAGTGACCCAGGCAGCGTAGGCCACGGCTATCTGTCCGTTATCCCTATAAAATCGTATGTATTCTTCCCCGAATTCAAGGACATACGATTGAATGGTGGAGAAATGAAATGTCATCAGCCTGGAAGTCTTGGACGAGTCCTTGGTTTCGGCAACAAAGTATGTTCCCGGCATACGCATAGCGCCGCCCTCAACTAACGGGATGAAGTTCTCCATGGTGCGGCATCCGGAATAATACTTGTCCACATCGGCGCGGGCATCAACTTTCGGTGATAGTTCGCCTGCGTTGAAACTGACTAATGATGGTGTTGCGTAAGCCATTACATTATTCCGGTGTTTCTTCCCATGTTAGAATCGATGTCATGCCCGCCGCTGCGATTGCCGCTGTAATCGCGGATAAAGTCACTACATAACCCGGGGGAATTGTCCAGATTCCATCAAAATCCCCGTCTATCTTGTCCACCCCGGTCGTAGCAATTGCCGCTGTGTTGTGTAAGAGATTCATTACAGGTATTGGAGCAACCAATAAAGTCGCAATGGCATATGCTTTAGCTTTGCAGTTTCCGGGTGATCCGGCGTTCAGAAAACAATTACCCCATGCGTCCGCAACCGTAACCGTTGTAGGCGTTATTGCCTGCGCCTGATACCCTAATGTAATACCAAGAGCGGTTGCAGAAGTAACCTGAATTTGAATCGACCACTTAGCCATTGAAAGAATTATACCGCTTCCGGGAGGATTCCAAACAATATTACCTATTTGGGCTGTAGCCGGAACCGAAGTGGCTCTCGCTGCGCAATACGAAAAGCACATATTACTGCGCCGGGATTGCTCCTTATATTTTCCACCACCTTGTGAAACAATTAACGCTCCCTGGTTGTCGGATCGCGGCAAATGTTTACTTCCATCCGCGCTTTCTAATAATCCGGTTCTTATCTCGCCAATCATTTTATACGTCCTCCGTTTGTATTTCTGTGTCCGTCATAAGTGTAAGATGTTTGCTTATTATTTTCAATTCAATCAATATATCTTTTAACAGTTCACCGGCATCATCATCCGAAGTCGTGACTTCTCTTATCAATCCATCGGTTTTTGAGGGTAACGGTTGGTATGCCATCAGAACACCCACCATCCGGCACCGTCACTGATTAACGTGACCGCCTCGTATTGATCCGTCAGGTTCATAGAGTTTGCCCCGTCTATCTCCTGGTCTCCGGCGGCAACAATAGTCACAACATTGGCCGAACTGTCTTTCTTTTTTATATAGTAATAGCGCCCTGCGATACCGATTGCGGTCGGCATTGTCAGGGTAATAACGCCGTCTGACGCATCTGCCACGATAACACTGTCGGCAGCCGTCAGGGTCTTACTCGCCGTTACGGTTGATATGGACGTAAAAAACGCCGACGTGAAAAGGCTCGTGACGATTAGTTTCCCGAACGCATCCATTTCGGCGAAGTAGAACAGCTCCTTGCCGTCGGTCCAGACGTTGTCCCTCACCTTTCTTAAATTAGGAAGCCGTTTCATCTGCCGGCTCTTTCCCATTCTTCGGACCCGTACTCATACCGGATATAATCCCGCTGGCTATTGATCTCATCGGCGCGTTTCAGGGCGGAATCGTACAGGGTCATCATATCAATAAATTTCTGCCTGCCTTCGGTCCGGGTGATGGAAACCTCCGCAGCCATCCGGAAAGCCAGAGCTGATATGAAGGATGGGGAATACTTTGCCGGGTCGGTCACTCTACGGATGTAATTTATGTATAGCTCGTCGTCTTCATTGTCGTAATCTGAAAACAGGCACATGGTTCCGTCTGCTATGGTTTCGATAGAATACCCGTAGTTGCGAGACCTGACGGTAACTTCGTCTGCCGTGTATGCCGATGCGTAAGCGCCGGAAGGATAGAAGGAGTTGTCGTCCTCATGTGTCAGGCAGATTCTAAGAAAATCGTATGGGAGGGCGTATGCGTAATCATATCCATATTCCGGAGCCGTCACCAGTTGCTCAAGCGCCACCCTGACCTTGGCGAACTTCCAGTCTTTTGCTTCAAGAACCTCGTCACGAACATATTCCCATACCGCGTTTGCCGCTATTGCCTGCGCACTGTCTTCGGTCAGGTTCGCAATGAGCTTTACGCCTATCCGTTGCAGGGACATATTGACGATGCCAACAACACTGTAAGCCAATATCCAGTCTCCTTATTGGGGCAGGGAGTTAAACCCTGCCCCCTGTAAGGTCAGATTGCCTTCTCATTGACTCTCACGCCGATCTTCGGGGCTTCATTATCCTGTCCGTCGTCAACGGGCTCGAAATGAATCAATGCGCCTTTCTTGTTTTTCGGCCCTTCGGAAGCCTTGGTAAAATCGGCATAATCTCCGACTCGGTACAATCTGAGGTTGTGAAAACACTTTGTCGTACAAACGTACCGTACTGCCATAAAACCTCCTGTTTAGTAAACCGGCGCCAGAAGCGGCGTAAAGTAAGCCGAAAAGACACCGGAAGTTTCGTCGCCTGTAATCAGATCGTAATACAACCTGACATACCGCAAGAGCGCAATTCCCTGGGGCAGTATAATAACGATCTGATCTCCGGCAACAAGGTCTGCGTTCAGCGCACGAACGGTCACAAGGTTGGCATCGTTGATTGTCGGTTCAGCCGTTTTGTGAACAATAACAAAGTTTACTCCCGTGGTTCCGCCCGGAGCGGTTTCGACACTAACAATCACGGCGGCAGGCATCCCTTTTTCCCAGCCGGGTATGGTTAATTCCGTATCAAGGAAATCAGTGGAATTAGCATCCGCCCCGACTGCCTGGTTGGCGCTTAAATTAAGTTCTATATCTCTGTAACCCATTGTCGTACCTCCTTAAAAAATTATTATACCACGTCGGATTCCGCAGTGTTTAGCGTATCGCACACCTGGACCGGGATTCCTCTGAACCTCATAACCGGAGGCCCGAACGGAGCATTTTCCGCCGTGTAGTTGACGTTATTCTTGTCTTTCAGCCTGATATCCATCTGGGTACGGATCTGCCGGTTGCAGTAAATACGGGTGTTGGGATTCTCTCCCATGTCCGGCAGTCGGTTGATCAAAGTGATCATATCGTCATCGTCCCAGATATTTACCGCCCCGGTGCGTTCGATGTTGGCAAGACGCTGTACGCATCTTTCGTCTGCCACAAACAGACCGCATCTCCACTTGAACTGTGTGACGTAGGCCACAAACTCTGTCGATGCCGTTACGCCAGCGACCAGTTGTTTGCCGAGGTCGTTGATTTCGATTCCGGCCTGGGTTCCCTTTGGATAAATCAGGTGCGCCTTTTCCGGACCCCACTCGACGATCCACACGGATGTGCAGCCGCCGGCGCCGCCCGCCGACAGGACATTGTAATACCATGTCGAGTCATTGTTCGGATAAACGGTTGTCGAGTTGAACATGGTTGTTAAACCGTTGAACCCCAGGACATCGTCCGCAAGGCTCCCAAAGAAAATCTCATCCGCCACCGCCTGAGCCATCGCTTCGATAAACGCTGCATCTTTTCTCTGGCGCACTGCGGCAGCATTTGCCCCTGCCAGTCTGAGCAGTTCCTCGTCCACCTGGCTCATGGTTTCAAACAAACTCATGGGCGCAGTGACCGGGATTTCCTTGTGGGCCGATTTAGGAACACCGTCATTGATCGCACGTTTCTGCACGGTCGGTAGTGAACTCTGGCGCGACCCGACGTGCGTCAATGCCTGGTTAGCCTCCATAATCGGAACTTCCCTGACAATGGGGTTCTTGCGCGCCAGTGTTTCGGCAACAAACAAGAGTTGTCCGTTACTGGGGTCTTGTATTCTTAACAAATCCAGAAGGGTATATATCCCTCCGATATTATTCTCAGCCATTTTTTAATCTCCTTTTACTCGAATTTCGGCATATTGTAATTCATGCCTATTCCGGGCGGAGGTTCTCCTGGGGGCGTTCCGGGCGGAGAGGTGTCCTCTCCCATGGCCTTGCCGACTTCAAAGAAAGCCCTGACAAGCACGGGATGGACATTGAACTCTGCCAGGTCAGCCCCCGCGAACTTAGTAAACGCCCGTTTGGACAATTCAAAATTCTTATCGTAATCGCTTTTCCATTCTTCCTTGAGCTTGGTTTCGGTGTCTGTCAGAACTTGAGTTTCATGTTCCTGTATGCTCTGTTCCAACCCCTGCACAAAACCGTCCCATGCCTGGGATATGACAGCGGCCTGGTCTTTGTTAAGTCCCGCCTGGTGAAACGTGTTCTTTGCCCATTCCACCATTTTCTCGTCATGCTCGACACCGTCGGA